ACACGAACTGATAGACACATCTGAAGTTAAAAAGTGCTGTCCTCCTGACATATTTCGTTCTGTCGTTGACATGGGTGAAGAACTACTGGTAGATAATTACTTCCCTAAGGAAAGTAAACAATCCGAATACATACGCAGAGCCAGGAAGTTCTTTGGTGCAGGCGTAACATGCAATTGTAATACAGACAATCCATTGAATGATGCCTGTAACGCCTATTCTATGATAATGCTATATAACAAGCAACCGCAGGACATAAGCGATAAGGGAAGGGAAATACTTCTGATAATGTTAACAGGCTTCAAAGAATTGAAGCATGGAATGGACGTTATGGAGAGAGTGAGAATATATAGGAATATATCCGAGAAGATAAGAAAGATACTAGCAACAGAAGTAGCTAAGAAGCGTATATCTGACCCCAGAGGCAAGAGACTGCGCACTGCAACCAGCATCCAAGCATATTCTGATAAGAAGATAGTAGAAGCTGAAGAAGAAGCAAAACAGGACGGAGCCAGAACATTTGATGAACCCGACCCAAACGACAGTGAGTCTCATCTTACAGACGAAGAGCAAATAGCTGTTCAAAACCTATTAGATGAAGAGGTAAGCGATATTACCGCTACAGTGAGAAAGCTGGTAAAGGATGCAATGCAGAAAGAAAGTGAGATTAAGAATGAATATAAACCGATTTACAGACCAGTCTGTCCTGTTCTAGTCAAACAAGCTCCGAAAGTATATAACGGATACTGGGAACCAGATGAGGAACTTGTAAGAGAGCTGCAGTGGTTAAGGAACATCAAACTATCCAGAGAAGCCATAACAGAGAGACAGATGAAAGCTGGTAGGATTGACAAGAGGAGACTTTACAGAGCACCAATTGATGGATTGATATTCAGGCAGGAGAAACAAAAACCACAACAGAAAAAAAGAATCCGATTGGTTATGGATGCCTCAGGCAGCATGGACAGAGAATATGAGATATTCAGAGCTTGTGCAGCAGTCCATCACGTTGTCCCAGAAAGCCAGATATACCTGTATTACGAGAAGTATGGACAGACACACATCATCAGAGTAGATGATAAACATGGAATGAAGAGGATTGAAACAGGTTATTTTACTCCCAGTGGTGATGCTATTATCTATGTAGCTCATCTGCTCCAAAGAGAGGGTGGTGGAATTCTGGTTCACTTTACAGACGGAGGGATTAACCACGGCAGCACTGTAGAACAAACATACGCTGTGCTGGAGCATGAAACTCCGAAGGTAGCGTTAATTAATTCTGGCACACGCTCTGGTTCATGGATGCCCAGCGATTATAGAAAGATAAAGAATGTAGATATCCGAGATAATAAAACCTTTAACAAGATGTTGAAAGAGTCAGTAGCTCAATTATATGACCTTGTTTGAGCTTAATTCGTAACTCAATTCATATCTTATAGCTGGCGTTAGCTTGACAAGGTAGTTTGACTTATGGTAGACTATCTATGCTGGTATAACGCCAGCTCTAGGTGTTATCCTAGTTAGCACCTTAACAACAGAATAATGGAGGGACAGAATGAGCAAACACAACAAACATAACAAATCACAGACCACAATACCCGATACCGCATCAAGCCTAATTGACCTAGCTGAGCCGACAGATGCCGAACTCCAGGTCATAGCTGCAGAAGAACAAGGCGAGACTCCAACGATACTTCAACAGCTAGAAGCACAACAGGCGGAAATCCAAAGAACAATGGCTGAACTTGCCAAGAGTATCGAGCAAGCTGGAACTATCCAGGATAAGCTGGACGCCGTAGCTGACTATCAGATGTATGAGAAAGAGTTAAAGGAACTTGAGAGCAAGATAGTATCATCAAAGAGGTTGAAGCAACGGTGCAGATAAAGAGACTATACTTTGAGGTAGCCGAGCTAGACCAAGACGGAGTTAAGGTAATTAAGCCTATCGTCCAGATAAACGACAACATTACAGCGTTTGGTAAGAAGCAAGTTAAGGCAAAGTCAAGCACAGGTCAAGGCAATGGTAAGGCTAAGATGTGGCAACACAAGGCAGGCGAGAAGCTCACAGCTAGTGCTCTGCTGAGCAAGGTTAAGGCTAGCAATCCAGACGTTGTAGCCATGATAGAAGGCACCGCCAATGTAGCACCAAACAGAGCCATAGAATCACTGCAGAAGAAGAACATAGAGTCGCTAGCCTGGTTGAAAGAATGGCAACAGGTAGAAGCATGAGCCCATTGGAATGGTTAGCCATCGCCATCATCGCCTTACTACTTATCAGCGGACTTACCCAATACCTCTAACAACACTGGACGGGATTGACAATACTAGGCAGTCAGTCCCGTCCTCTACTGTCCAAAACCATCCCTCCCTATGCTTCCTCCAGGATGGACCAGCCATGAGCTCCAGCCGGATGAATACCCTCTACCCTACCCCCCAGCGTGAGCCAGCAACGCCTGGCGACGAAATATAGAAAAATTCCATTTTAGCTCAAAATCTGGGTACATACCTTGAATACATCCAGCAGACGAATCTGCAGAACCAGTAAAACCTGTGTCCGAGAATCTGGTCATCAAACCAGTCCAGAAATATAACAAGTTCTCTCATATCGTACTCCTTGGTTCTGCTTACTCTTCATCATCATTTCCTCTACTCTACAGTAAAGTAACTGTACTGTACAGTAACTGTACTGTATATTAACTGTACACAGTTATTATATCATGGTAGGGAGACTCACCGTAAGACAGTTCTCTTATCTCATCTTCAACCTGAGCCATCCTTCTGACATTACCTTTCTTCCTATGATAACGGTACAGAGCCAGCAGTTGTCTTCTCCTCTCTCTATTATATGTAGTAACAGGTTTCCTACCTCTCTTCTTCTGTGGATTAGGATGTTCAATGAACCACTTTCTTATGAACAGGTCAAGATACTGCAGATAACAACTCTGATGATAATAATAATGTATCCAGTATCCCTGACTACCTTTAAAGGTAATATGAATCTGATGTTCTCCTCTTTCGATTACTTCTCCACATTGTTTACAAGTCTTATTACCTTTAGCCCAAGAAAATCTCATGACTCTCCTCGTTCCTTCTCAATAGTTCCAAGACCTCCTCGTACTCACGATATGATAACTTCATCCTTCTCGCTTCTCTCTATATATATAAGAGTCTAAAGACTCTATATTTAATATAGCATTTTTGAGAAGTTTTGTCAAGCCCTTCTCAGTTTTTTGACGTTTTCGCTAGTGATATATGTTTATAATCTGGGAAGTTACCCACTTGACAGCTATAACAGGTTCTGTTACAATTACAGTATGTTAAAGGAAATTTTAAGTGGAATAGAGGAGCGTCCAAGACAGTTTCTTCTGCTAAGAATGATAGGGCTGGATAAGCAGTCTGCTCTAGGCTCTCTTGCTATCCCCGAAGGAACATATAAGAGATGGGTAACTCAGAAGAGATTTCAGAAAGTCTACAGGCAGATAGATGAACTGGGTGCAGAATATCGAGATGATGCTCTCTTAATGCTCAGAGATAAAAACTATGCCCTTGTTGTGAATCTGGAGTATAAGATGCTCCAGAAGATACTCAAGGAGATTAAGGAAGATAGACCTAACTTTGCTAGAACTCATCTTGGCAGAGAAATTTATAGTCGTCTTGCAAATGAGATGTCTACCAAGCCTGAGATAAGAAGTCTAACTTGGGAACAACTTATCTTGAACGAAGGGAACAGACCTCAACTGCAGGAGGGAGAGATAATAGATGCCAGTTACAATGAGGCAGAGACAAGCAAGACGCCAGAACTTGAGGAAAGCTAATCTAGCTAGAACAACTCGTGGAAGGCTTTACAGCTTCATGAGACAAGTATATCCAGCAAGGCTGTTGGCTATAAAAAGGAGACGAACAAGATAATGGAGGATGGCTGTGGAATGTCCGAGGTGCAAGAAGGAATTAGGGTGGAATTGTCCTCTTGTCAAAGATGGTCATCTTTGGCGTTGTCGTCTCTGTGGTTATACTATACCAGATAAGGAGGTAGAGTGTGGCAAGGAAAAGAAGGTGGATTGCAGGGGCAATAAAACGAAAGGGAGCATTCACAGCCAAAGCTAAGAAAGCTGGTATGACTACCCGTGCCTATGCTCGTAAGGTCATTGCTGGTAATCATACTCGTTATGGTCTCAGAACCTTCAGGCAGGCTGTATTAGCTCGAACTCTGCGGAAACTTCCTAAACGTAGTAGTCGGAGGATATAATAAGGATGGTAGCTGTGACTGAATAAGCTGCTACGCAGGGCTAAGGTGGCTCTCGGCTATGCGATGAGTATAGTGCCTAGGCTAATCCAGTGAGGGCAAACGGGAGTGCTGTGCCGCCATAATGTACAAGAGTTTGTAACTACTGCGGAGGCGGGAACACTTGGAAGAGAAGACACGGCAGAGGGCAGAAGTGCTTGATGCTAGTGCGATTCTTCCCAGCTACGATAAGGATAATATGGATAAGAAGGAACTGGTAAGAAAAAGAATTTCTATTGTCAACAAGGATGGAATGGTTGTTCCTTTTGTTCGTAATTCCGTTCAAAGATACTTTGCTGAACATAAAACTAACAGAAACATTGTCTTAAAGTCAAGACAGCTTGGTATCAGTAGTGAAATTTTAGCTGACCATTATGCAGAGTGTATCACAGTTCCGAATACTCCTTGTGTTGTAGTCTCCCATGAGACCCGTGCTACCCAGAGATTGCTTGACAGAGTTCATTTCTTCTACAATACCTTCCCCGACCCAAGACCAGAGATAGGAGCAGAGAGCAGGTCAGAAATCAGCTTCCCAGGACTGAACAGTTCTATTTATATAGGAACTGCAGGAAGTAGAGCCTTTGGTCGTGGTGATACGTTGAGAAAAGCTCATCTCTCAGAGTTGGCTTTCTATGAAGACCCAGAGCGTATCTTAGCTGGTGTTCAAGATGCAGTTCCTTACTCTGGAGAGATAACGATAGAGTGTACACCGAATGGGATGGATGATTGTTTCTATCCATTATGGACTAGAACGAGAGAAGGTAAAACCCCTTATAGAGCTTTCTTCTTTCCCTGGTGGTTGGATGAGGACTACAGTCTTCCCAGAGATTCTCTTATTGCTCTTGAAGAAGACAGAGGAGAGTTACATTACAGTTCTGAGGAACAGGAACTGGTTGACAGACATCATCTCACCGAAGACCAGATACGTTGGAGAAGATGGAAGATAAGTGAAAAGGGAGGACAGTTCTATCAAGATTTTCCAGAAGATGAGGTAATGTGTTTTCAGCAAAGTGGAGAACCAGTCTTCGATTCTTACCTTGTAGGTGAACTTGCTAAGGGTTGTTATGATGGAGATAAAGACCCATCAGGACTCGTAATTTGGATACCACCAGTAGAGAAAGAAACATATCTTCTAGCAGTAGATTCTGCTACTGGTGTGGAAGGAGGTTCACAGTCAGCAGCAGTGGTGCTTGATTGTCTTTACCGTGTATGTGCTACCTATCAGGGGAAGCCAGAGATGATTCAGTTCGCTAATATGTTGAAGGAGTGGGGTAAGCTTTATAACAAGGCAGAGATAGTCGTAGAGAGGAACAATCCAGGATATACAATCCTTTCTCATCTCGTAGATTATCCTAATGTGTATTTACAGAGAGATTTTACTACAGGTAAGATAATGAATAAACCAGGCTGGTGGACGAGTGGCGTTACAAAGGATTTTATGATAAACTCTTTTAAAGAGATGTTACCGAAGTTTAAAACTTGGGATATGAACTTGGTTAGACAGATTAGAGGATACAGGTTTGTTAGATATATACCAACAGCACAAGCCTCTGATGACCTTGCGATGGCTGCAATGATGGCAGTAGCAGTTAGAAAGATGCTGGGAACAGCAAAAGGTTATCAAGGTTCTGTGCCTGGCTGGAACTGGTGAGAAAGATGATAGGAAATCTTGTATTAACACAAAATAATGAAGGCATCGCTTTAGGGATGAAACATCCAGTGTTGGGATTCCTCCCTGTTCTTGTCTTTGCCGACTGGAGCAGGTTTAAGGAGTTCATAGACAGTATGACCGAATACTACGATATGTATTATCCCAAAGTCCCTGAAGTATTCATCTTAGCATTCCAAGAAGAGGAGGAAGATAAATGTTAACAGAGAGAGATGTAATCTCAGATATTGCTGAACTAAAGAAAAATTGGACATTAAGAGCCACTAAGTTTTCAGAATGGTATGATATGCTCTGTCAGGTGGATAAACTAAAAGCTAAGAACATGGAGAGTGCAGTCAGCAATGACCCCAGGACTTTTTTCAATATGGCTCATTTTCTCTTCACTGCTGGTGAGGTTCAACATCGTATTCCATTGACGAGTGACTCTCCGACAGAGCGTGAAAGACAGGCTAGGGTTGAAAGAGCCTGTCGGTATATGTGGAAAGAGATAGATACCGTGAGGCAGCGTGGTGGGAGTCCACCTTTCGTAAATGAACTTGGTTTCTATCTTCTTTTGTTGGGTTGGTATAGTTTAATTGTAGGTATTGATGAGAACAATCAGCTCATCCCGCAGCTCTGGTCTCCAGCGGAAGTATATCCTCGTTTTGAAGATAATACCCTTACAGCCTGTGTTCATGAATACAGAATTACTGTAAGAGCAGCAAAGAGAAAAGCAAGGATTAAGGGTTGGAATTACTCTCCAAGAACAGAGGTAGGTTACGTCACATTGGATGATTACTTCTATCTTGATGATAATGGAGTCCTGCAGAATATGATTCTTATAGATGATAAGGATGTAACAGGAGTAGTCAATAGAGAAGACTTACTGCTTCTTGTTGCTCCTGTCGGTGGTTTCCAAGACAAAGGTTCAATCAGAACGGGAACTGCTTGGCAACAATTCATCGGACAGGGAATACTTGAAACAGATGCAAAGACTATCGAAACTTTTAATAAGTGGACAAGTATGGTAATGCAGGCTTTAAGGGATGCAGTGCAGCTTAAATATCAGGAGTTTTCTGCCTCTCCACAGGCAACAACAGAACAGTTAAGAGAATACGGAGCAACATTCCATTATTCTCCAGGAGAACAGGGACTGCAGCCCGTTCCTGTTGCTCCTATTCCAATTGAAGCCAGAGCGTTGCAGATGGATTTTGAGAAAAGAATCCAGAAAGGTGCTTTCAGTGACGCAGTATATGGTATGGTTGAGCGTGGAACAGCAGGTTATGCTCTCTCCCAACTTGCTAGCAGCTCTGCTAATCAAATAATGCATCCTTATATGCAAGCTAAGGACTTTATCATTGCCGAATGTGATAAGTTCTGGTTGAGCAGGGTTAAGACTTCGAAGAAGGTTTTTAACATTAAGGGTGAAGTAGAGGAACAGTTAAGACCAACAGATATTCCAGATAAAGTTAGCATTGGAGTCCGAAGTGAGATGGCTACTCAGAAAGATTGGCTGGAAAGAGCTACTATAGCTAATATGATGAGACAGGATGTTGACGAAGAGACTCTACTTGCTGAGGTCTATAAGTTTAACGATACATCAACTATTAAGAGAAGATTAAACCTTGATGATTTCAATAAACATCCCCTAACCAAACAGTTGAACCATGCTGATTTCCTTGAAGCTGCAGGAGATAGCAGACAGGCTGAACTGTTCAGAAAGGCAGCTCAAGCTCTTGAAATGCAGATGGGTGCTCCTGAACCTGGTGCAGCAGCTCCCCCTCAGTATCTTGAGGCTGAAGCTGCACGTGAGGCAGGTGCTCCTCCAAGGAGACCAAGGGTGAGACCTGAAATTCTACCACCAGAGGAACGTGGGTTTACTCCTGAGGAACTCAGAGAAATGATAGGAAGAGGGAGGCTATCATGAAAGTTTGTTTAGAATGTGGAAGAATTGTCTCAGACGGAACAGAACGGTGTCCAGAATGTAAGACTGAGGACTTTGAGGATTTGCTTGTCCCGTTTTATAACGATATAACTCCGTATTTAGAGGATATGGAGTAGAATTGGAGGTCGTCCCTGGACATTCATCATAAGGGATATTTATCATGAAGCAGAATGGTTAATACAGACAATCTGGTTTTGTATAGGTGCTCTAGCTTTCTACTTTCTAGGAGACTGGAGGATTCTTGGTGTATGCTGGGCTATCTATACTTTTGGTTATGTTAATGGACATCTCCATTGGACGGACAGAATAAAATTAGGACAGGGAACAAAGAGAGAGGATGCACGTTATCTGGCAGGAGTTTTTGATGGAGAGGGTTATATCGGAATTGAAAAGAATAAACATGGCTGGACTATGGCAGTGTTAGTTAAAACAGCAGGTGAAACCCTGCCAAGGCTTTTCCATACACGTTTTGGTGGTGCGATAAGGAAAGATAAAAAGAAAAAAGATGGATACGAATATTGGAGCTGGCAGGCATCGGATAATATCGCTCTTGCTTTTCTTAAAATTATATGCCCATATTTGAAGTTAAAGAAGCCACAGGCGGAGGTTGCAATTGCCTTCCAAGAACGCAAAGCAAGCAACAAAAATCATGGACGCAGTCGGCTATCTTTGAGCGAAATTGCTCGTCGGGAAAGTGAAAGAGAATTGTTAAAGAAAATGAAAAGGCAATCGTATGAATAACCATCGGGGAAGAGATGGATTAAAGGACAGAGAGGTGAATAATGCCAAATGGTAATAATGAAGAAGTAATTCCTTATAAGTTCCCAGAACTACCAGAGTTCCCTACATCATTTGGAGAAGAAGAACTCAAGAGAATGCAGTATCTTGAGGATGTAACTAAAAAGTTCCAGAAGGTGTATGGTGTTCACTACACTCCACAGGCTTGGAGGGAGAAATCTTGGATTGAAAAGGAGTTAAGAAAATGGGCAGAGGCAGCCTATCCTTCTTCTAAGTGGTTCAGAGAAATTACTCCTTGGGTTGAAACTGGTTTTACTCCTGAACAGGCACGAACCTTCCAGCGTGAGGCAGAAACAGAATGGTATGAACTCAAGAGGAAGAAGAAGGTTGTTGAGAGACTGCCTGAGATAAAAGAGTACCTTCTGGCTCTTGCCTATGCAGGACTTTTAACAGGTGAGGAAGCACAGCTTTACGAGCTTATTCCTGAACTTCATCCCAGAGCACCAATGCTTGAAAGATTGGAACTTGATGAAGCCGAGAGGGAATGGTTCTTAGAATATGCCAAAACGTTAGCTAAGACTCCAAAGGATGTCTTACCCTTCACAACTTTTCCGTCACCAGAGACTGTTGAAGAGATGCTTAATCGCATTCGTACGATAACTCCCACCATTGACCCTCGCTTCATCCTCAGTTCTGTAGCTTTCTCTACAGACTTAGTTGAGATACAGACAGCTCTTCAGGAGGCTTATCCTCCACGGGTGAAAGATGTCATTGAATCTGTTAAAGAATCCCAGTGGGAGAAAATAAAAAATGAATTGATAGAGAAAGGGATGAGACCTACTGGTGATGTGAAAGAAGATGTAAAGCTATTGAGTCAGGCAACCATGAAAGATAGAGCTGCCTTAGAAGAAAAAGATGTTTATTTTGACACTAGGACTCAGAAAATTGTGGAGGAAGAGAATCCAGACACAGTGAGACTCTCAGTCAGAGGGAATGATGTTACAATGATGGGAGAGAAAATTGCTCGCTGGAATCCAGAGACTGGTGAGTTACTCCAGCTAAGACCCTTATCAGAAGTAATGCTTGGGTCTTATGCAATCTCAGAATATCCTCTTTCTTATTCAATGGAGTTTGCACGCTCCGAACCAGATGCTTTCCGTCAGGCAGTTCTTACAGAAGGAAGGTCTGATAGAACTGAGCAGCTATTGAGAAATGTATACGGGGAACAGATAGATGAGGAATATATTGATGATTTCTTTCAGGATAATATTCCTGGCAGATTCGTAAAAGGTAGATGGCTTCCTGATGCTCTTGAGGACTACTGGAGACTCTACTGGGGTGGTGTTGGAGACTTGGTATCTATGGTTGGTTCTACCTTTGACAGACTGGGTGCTTCTGGGATAGCAAATACTCTCAAGAGAATAGGCTATGAGGGACAGCTAATAAAGGCTGAAGTGAAGAGGGCTGAACCAGACACTCCAGAATGGTATGCTCAAAATTTAATCAATATGATGCCGATGATGCTTGCTATTATTGATGCCACCTTGTTGACGGCAGGAGGAGCAGGTGCTGTTGTATCTGCAGCAGGTGGAGGAGGATTTCTTCAAACAATAGTAAGAGTTATTACCGCAGGTGCTGTCTCCTCGGTGTCAGAAGGTGCTTTGGAGGCTGGAGATGCATATCAAGAAGCAGAAAGACGTGGGTTTACTCAAGAAGAGAAGGATGCCGTCTTTGATAGAGTGCTGAGACACAATGTAGCATTGCTCTCAACAACTAACACTGCTCAGTTTGCTTCAACATTCTTCCTCCCTGGTGGAATGGCTGCCAGATGGCTCGTGCGAGCACTCGTCTTTGGTTTTGATGTTGCCTCGGAAGGCTTAGAGGAAGGAGTCCAGCTAGCTATAATAAGAGAGGCTTTTGGTGATGTTCAAGAGTTTGATGAGGAGATGTGGCAGTCAATCAAACTTGGTCTGGCTGGCGGTGGTATGTTTGCAGGTATTGGTGCTGCCTACAATACAATCCAGAACAGGTTAGAGAAGAGACTTACTCAAGCTCAAAAAGATACTATAAATACAGATATACAGGAAGGCATGTCACAGGGTAAGTCCTATAAGGAAGCAAAAGCTAAAGCTATGAATAACTTTGCTTTAACTCCAGAGGGAGAGGAGATAATAACAGAGACAGTTGAAGAAGTTATGGCAGAGGAGCAGGAAGTTGCGGAGGCAGATGTTTCTAAAGTAGAGCAAGCATTGAAGCCTGCACTTGATACCTACGAGGCTAAAACAGATAGGGTTGATGAGCTGGTTGAAGAAACACTACCTAAAGTGAAAAAGAAGAGAAAGGTCTCTCCTGAAGTACGTGCTCTGAGGAGAGAACTCAAAGCACTGCAGCCTGAGATAGATGTCTACAATTCCTCTTATACTACTGCGGTAGAGAGATTGAACAGATTGAAAGAAGGAAGAGCACTACCAGATGAGATAGCTGAGGCACTGGAGACAACCAAAACTCTGAAGACCAAATTAGATGAACTTGCTGCAGAGAGAGATAGAATACAGAGTAGAATAACAGAACTACAGGCTGTTCCAGCAGTTCCTGAAGCTGTGGAACTCACTGAAGATATTTGGAACAGGATGACTCCTGCAGAAAGAGAAGAGCTTGGGACAAGAGCTAAACTAGGAGCAGAAAGAAGGAGTGCTTTCTGGACAGAGCTATTTCCAGAGGAAAAAAGAGCCTTAATAAGGGTATATAAAGAAGTCAAACCCCCAGCAGTTGAGGAAGTTAAGATACCTTGGTTTATGACTGTAAAAGAAAGATTTGATAGAATTGATGTTCTGGAAAAGGAACTGAAGGGGTTGCAGTCTGAACAAAATAGACTGATAGATGAAATTAAAGGACTTAAAGGCGAAGAGAAAATCAAGGTAGATAAGAAAATAAGTGATATTCAGAATAGGATTGATGCTGTAGTCAGTGAAATAACTGGGTTAACGACACCTACCAAACCCCCAGCAGTTGAGAGAGCTACCACAGGTAAACCTTATACAACTGTAGCCTACAGAGGTGTTAAACCTGAAGGAATATTCCCTACTGATGAGGGACTGGTTGGTAAGGCAACTTATTACACAACCAATCTTGAGTATGCTGAAACTTATGGCGAGGTTCAGCAGGTTCAGATTAATCTTGAGAATCCTTTGGCTATAAATACTCAAACAGAATGGGATGAGTTCTCTGGCAGGATGAGAGAATTAAGGGAGAGAGCTGCCGAAGAAAACAAATCTGAAGACTGGGTACAGGAAACTTTAAGAAAGGAATTAGAAGCTGAAGGTTATGATGGAGTAGTGATTGCCCCTGGTATTGTTGAAGTTGGAGCACAGGTTGCTGTTTTTCATCCAGAGAAAGTCACAACAGCAGTTAAAGAGGTTCCAGCTATCACCGAAGAGAAGGTAAAGAAACTTTCACTTGAGGAACTGGCTGAGGGTCAGGCTACAGACACAGAGGCAGCCGAAGCTCAAACAAAAGACTTAGCAGGAGCATTTGAGAGAACAGTTGACATAGAGGAGTTAGAGCAGACCAAAGAGAAAGTAGAGGAATTCTTAGAAGAACATTTATATGGAGCAGATAGAGACAATCCTCTTAGTGAAGCTCTTGTGATGACAACGAGAACAGGCAGAGTTCCATTATACATACGGTATCTTGAGAAGCTCCCACAGAAATTAGATGAAGAGGGAACTCCAACAGGAATTGACTGGGATGCTCATGTATCACAGGACTTTAAGGATGCGGAATTTCAGGATGCTTCTATGTGGAATCTCAACACCATGCCCTTTATAGATGCTGTGACTTACATCGACAAGGGAAGATTCTGGGGTGCTCTCAGAAGAAAAGTTTATCAGATAGGAGACCAAGCTATTACAGCAGGACTTTCTTATCAGGGTAACTGGCATAAGAGAATTTCTGACATTGAGCATCAACTGGGCATAGACAAACCGCATTGGTGGAACTTCAGACGGAAGCCTGCATGGAATGAGATGTTCTATGCTGTATCTAATGAAATAGCAAGTGAAGATGTGGTTATAGATTCAGATGTACTTCTCAAAAGGAAGGAAATCTCTGAACCAATCAATAAGTATTCAAAGAAGTATCCGTTAACAGATGAACAAAAGTTAACTATTGTTGAATATGCTAAGCAGATAAGAACAGTTTTTGATGCTATCATCTCAGACGTGAATGTTGTCAGAAAGATTATGGGAAGAAAACCTATAGAATACAGGAAGAACTACCTCCCAGAAGTCTATAAGGTTAATGTCTGGGGTAGATTCCTAGGTATAAAGCTGAAACCAGAGCACCTTACAGAATCAGCTTTGTCTCCTGACTGGATGAAACCTTCAGCTCCTTTCAATCCACGAGAACTGGAGAGAAAGGGAGGATTGGCAGGTTATGAAAAGGTCAGGGATGTTACGAAACTCCTGTTTGACTACATTGCAGTAAGCAGCAGGGATATGTTCTACTCCGCTGCTATCAGTAATGCTAAAGCTCATGCCAGATACCTAAGGAAAGAGAAGGGGCTGGAAGTTCCAGCTAAATATGTTGAGGATAGATTTCTTCAAACTATGGCTGGTATGCCAGATTCATTGTCGAGGTGGGTAACAGAGACAATACCTCCTTGGATTATCAATCCTATATATGCTGTGAGAAGACGATTGAATCCTGCTGTATTTGGTATAAACATTCCTTGGAACTTATTTGTTCAGACTTCTTCATCAGCTTTGTTGCCTCTCAAAGGTATCAGTATAAAGAGTTGTATCCAAGGAATGCAGTGGTTCTGGAATCCTAAGATACGAACTTGGATAGAAAGTAATGTACCTGCTGCTATCATCAAGCGTGGAGGTAGGGGTTCTATTGTTTACCAAGATTTAACAGGAAGAATGGCTGAAGCGAGAAGAGCTGAAAGGTCTCCTCTGGAAACAGCAGATGAGTGGATGACGTTTATTACTAAACACATGGAACATGCTCTTACTGGTGTCTCTGCTGCTGCAGGATACTTTGAGGCTAAGAGAAAAGGTGTAACAAGTCCCGATGCTTTGGTAGCTGCCGCTTCTGATGCTGCTGCAGGAAGTCAATCTATGTATGACCCATTCCATCTCCCAGGGGCATACTCACCTATGGTAAGACTGGTTGTTCCCTTCCAGACATTCTGCTTTGAAGCTATCACACGTGTGCGTGAGATGTCAGGCATTAAAAAGTTCCGAGCTGGAGCTTACGAATGGGTAGCTGCCGACAGCATTGAAGGAAGAGGTTTAATTCGAAATAGAGTTGCGTTTTTCTTGAAGTTTATGGTTGCTATATTCCTGTTCAACCTCCTCGGAGAACTCTATAATAAGAGAAAACCTTGGCAGTGGTCTTCCTTCCTACCTGCTGCTAATGTTATGATGTATGGAGCTGACCCGATGAATCCTTGGAACCAGCCATTCCCAATTCGTTACGGTTCAGAGCTCTGGAAAGGTTTTGATGCCATAATAGAATATGGTAACTGGAAACCTATTATCTACTGGGCAACCCAGTGGCACTTCCCTGCAGGCTCTCAAGTGAGGAGAACATTGGAAGGTATTATAGCATCAATAGAAGGAGCACAGAAGGATGTTGCTGGTGAGGTCATGTTTGAAATGGAAGAGGGAGAGTGGTTAAAGGCAGTAACACTTGGTGTGTGGAAAACTGAATCAGGACAGGAATGGATAAAGAGATTCAGAGAAGGAGCATCTCCTACTACCAAGAGTATAATCAAAGAGGTAGAGAAAGCTGAAGAACTACTGGGAACCAGTCTAACCAAGTCTTTCAGAGGAACACCTAAAGGTGAATACTATACACTTGGAAATTATCTCAATGATGCTTTAGAACTTGTCAGGACAGACAGACCTGGTGTTGAGCTTTGGCAGATACTTGAGGATTTTCCTATCTACCCAGAGCTTGCGATGTTCGCTGTTCATTGTAAAGCTGCATGGGAAGAATATGAAAAGCTCCCAACAGACGAACGTTTAGATTATCGAAGGGAACATCCATACATTGATGCTACTCTGAACTTCTGGGAGCAGACAAGAAGTCTCAGGTCAACTGAAGCAAAGAATGAATTAAGAGCACTGTTTGAGGTATTCCATATAGAAGACAGAAAGAGAGCACACTGGACTGGATTCCCTGAAATACCAGATTATATTAAACTTCTGCCAGAATAAGAACTTGACAACTCTGTTACTATATGTTAATATATCTGTTAGGAGGTGAAATAATGAGTGATGAAGCCGAGAAAGACGTTGTTGAAGGTTCTCAGGTAATTCCAGAAGAGAGATATGTGCCTCTAACAAGATATGTCGGTGTGAAGGAAATGTTGAGCAAGAGAGAAGCCCGACTTAATGAGTTAGAGACAGAAGTGAAGAACCTTGGTGAGCAGTTAAAGGCTAAATCAGAAGTTGACCCCGAAGAGTTCAAGAAGATTAAGGAAGAACTTGAACAGAAGAAAGACTTGTCTGTTGAAGAGTTCAACCGAATCAAGACTGAACTGGAACAGGTGAGGACACAAGAGTTGACTGCTCTGAAAACCAGCTTAACTAAAGCAGGTTTTACAGAGGATGAACTGAAAGATAAATCACCTGCAGAACTTACTCTTCTTTTAAAGGGTTTGGAGAAAGGTAAGGGTCAAGGCAAACCAGGTGCAGACCTTAGTAGTGGTGGAATGGGAAGTGATTCACTATCACCCACAGAGAAGATAAAAACTGGTCTGCAAGAGCTGAAAACCTCTCAACGCTAAATAGGAGGAAAGTAAGTAGGTGGCAATAGTCGGTCACTTTAAAAGCCTAGCAGAGGCTCAAAAGCTAGTCCAGAGTGTTCTGCTGCAGGGTGTAGTTCAGGAAATTATCGAGGAAGGTCAACTTCTACCTAAGCTTCCTGTATTTACCATCACTGGTAAATCTGTGAAGTATAACAGGGAGAAGACCCTACCCTCTGGTGATTTCTATGACACTCATGAACAGATTCCCTGGAACGCTGATGTAGATTATGCTACCCAGGTTGAGGTAGAGCTCAAGAGAATAGCCCGCCAAGATATTCTTGACAACTTCATGCTGAAGACCTACAAAGACCCTAATGACTACGAGACTATAATCGTTAGCGAACTCCGCAAGGGTGTAATGAGAACCATAGAACAGAAACTCATCTATGGTGATGCTACTACCTATCCCAAGGAGTTTGATGGTCTGTGGGGTCTAGTAGATTCTAATATGCAGATAGAGAACCATGCTACTGGTGGTGCATTATCTCTGGCTAAACTCAGAGAGCTGATTGACTCAGTTAAACTGAAGCCAATTCACATGCTCCTGATGCCCTTCGAGATTGCCCGTCGAATAGACGCTGCAATGCAGGAGGGAGACCTCGGTAAAGGACAGATTTCCTGGGCAGTTAATCAAATAGGTGAGCGAGTTACTTACTTCCAAGGCATTCCAATCGTCAGGTCAGACTATATGAAGATGACTGAAGGAGACAAAACCAGGACTGGAGGCAGCAATGGCTCTATCTGGGCTATTCACCTCGGTCAGATTCAAGATGGTGGTCTGTGTCTGGCTACTGGTGGAGACACTGGTGGTGTGGACTTCTTCAAGGTCATAAGGCTTGAAGAACTTGAGGATTACGATGCTGCAGGAATTAGGCTCGTAGCTTATTGTGCATTGGCTCTGGGGAGCACCAAGGCTCTGGGTCAACTCTGCAACATCACCGATGCTCCTGTTACTGCCTAATGGAGGAAAAGGATGACTGCTTATTATCACAATATCTTTGAAGTTAGTGCTCAAGGCAGTGCCTTAGATTTGCCTACTGGGAACGATGTTCAGACAGTAGGTTACTTCCCAAGGGCAGTCAGAATCGTTGATGTATTCGCCTTCGTAGCAGAAGAAATCAAATGTGCTACTACCCAAGCTGTCGTTGACATTGGGACATCCAGTGACCCCGATGCATTTGTGGATGGGTACGAGCCATCAGATAATGCTGCGATAGATACCTATGATGTGGTGCCGTCAGCTAAGATAGTTGAGCGTTCCATCCCAGCAGGAACTACGGTAATAGCTAAGGTTGTAACTGCAGGTGCAGAAGGCGGAAGCGAGACGGGGCAGCTCGTTGTTATTCTGCGGGTTGTTCCAGATTCTGAGTGATAGCTAAGAGCTAGGTCGGGACGGCAAGGAGAAAAGTCCGTTAACGGATGAGGAATTGCTCCAGACAGCCAAATTCCCATCCAGATTTATTTTATAGTACAGTTAAGGAGGACAATGTATAAATTAACTTGTCCCAACTGTGGAAAGGAATACCAGGTTAAGTATAAGAACGATGGAACTTATTGTTATTGTCGGTTACCAGTAGCTTTACAATGTGTTCCGTCTTATAAGGAGGCAAAGAAACATGCCAACAGCAGCGGAAAGACTGTCACCAGATAGCTCTCCTGAAGAAGTCAGTGAAGCCATCTCTGCCTGCATATCCCAGTTAGCTGAGGAGCATCCAGACTGGGATAATGCAAGGAGAATAGCAGCTTGCTACTCTATGGCTAGAGCTTCAGGTGCTACAGTTCCAGCACCGAGAGGAGTCAAAATAAAGAAAGTAGAAAAAGTAACAAGATAATATCATAGAGGAGGATATAAGGACTATGATATACAAAGTATTGGACAGAGAAAATATAACAGTTAGTTCTTCAGTCAAACAGCTTACTTCATCTAAAATAACTACCGATGTTGTTTATGTTAGGGTGCAATGCCAAGTAGCTTCAATTAGAGTTACCGAGGATGGAACTAACCCCAATCCATCTACTCCTGTGGGTGAGATATACCAACCAGAAGACATCTTTGAAGTCTGGGGTAGTGATGCCTGTAAGGATTTTAAGATGATTAGAGAAGGAACTTCCGATGCTAATGTGGAAGTAACCTATCTGGGTCAGGGATGAGGAGGTTAGTTAGATGATAAAGAATATAAGATTAGGAAGACGTAACAGAATCGTTACAAAGCATTTGGTTGTTCCAGCAGATTCCCTAGGTAAAAACCCAACGAGTCCTCCTGCTGTAGATGTCTACGGTATTTGTCAGGCTCTTGAATTTACTGTGGGTACCGACAAAGCATACTATAAGATACATGTGGCTGATGACTGGGTGAGTGGAACTGATATACTGTTATACATTCACTGGACACGTAGCACTAGCGGTAGTGATGAATCAGGTAAAACGGTGAAATGGCAAGTGAAGTATCTGGCAGTGAATGGAACAAGTGAGAACGTTAACTCTGGTGAGTCTACTCTTAGTATTGAGGATACCTATGAGTCCTCAGATGTTAATCAACAGATTGCTTATCGTACTGACGCATTGACAATACCTGCGGCAGCTCTCCAAGCTGGGGATTGCATTGCTCTTGAGCTGATGGCGATAACACCAACAGGAACAGCTCTCAGCGAGCCTGCCTGCGTGGGTTTCAGCATGTCTTGGACAGCATACCAAATGGTAAAGACTTAGAGGGTTGAGTAAATGCTAACATCAATAAATATATACGAACTACAGTAATACAACCAGAAGAGGAGATTTAAGGATGAAGAACTCGGAACGTCTGGATGTAATAGAACAGAGACTTGAGAAGATTAACTTTGAACTTGGTGAACTCTGTGGAAGCCAAAAAACTACAGTCATCCTTATTAAGTTCGTTATCCTGCCTCTTATTTTTATTGTTGCAGGTCTTGTGGGTATCAGGCTCTGGTAATCCACACATGAACTATAATATACAGGTGATGTATGCGAACAGGTGCAACTCAGAAAGTCCCAACAGCAACCCCTCTGGTAACAGTAACCATTGGGGCTGATTCTTATGATACCACTGACAGACTGGTCAGAGTGATAACAGATGAACAAGTCTGGGGAGGACGATACTTCATAGAACTCGACAACTCTGATGAAGCTCTGAACAGCAAGGATTATAAAGGTGATACCCTTACTCTCAACTTTGGTTTTGCTTCTGAAGCTGGTTCCGATTTAGTTCCACTTCTGGTTCAGAGTCAAGAATTATCATCTGACCCAGGGAAGCTAAGACTAAGACTTAACTGTATAGATAAATTAACTGAGCTGAGTCTGAGAGTTACTACTATAGGAACTCTTTATTATAACCAGTCATGGCAGAATCCTAATAGCGAAGATTATCTGGAAAATCTCCCCGAAGAAGCATTAGCAGGATGGGACAAAACTATTCTCACAATAGTTCAAGAATTGGCAGCCTTACTTGGTTTATCAGTTCAGGTGGATGCAGGACATGATGATGATATTGTGAATGAAGAGAAACCAGCTCTAGCTGTTACTAATGCTAGGACTGGAATACAACAGGCTCTAGCGATGACCAAGCTCTTTCCTGTTCTAAAGGGAAGCACTATTCATCTTATTCAACCAGACCTTGAAGGTGTAGTCTACAGCTACAATGTTGGTAATCTGTTCCATAACAATACTCATGAGGTGTCTGTGACCATCCCTAACCGAGTGTTTGCCTGGGGTAGAGATAGTGATGATAACTGGATAGCTGGACAGGCTGATGATACAACCTCTCAAGGTAAGGTAGGTATAATTCCTACCTCTGTTTTCTTTCATCCTCCTAATGCTCCTGTTGGTGTCTCTACTACTGAAGCTAAACTTGATAATGTTGCTGCTGGCATCTTATCTCAGATACAAGGAATGGGCAATCAAGGTAGTCTGGTAGCTCCTATGCACTGTGCTCAGGAGTTACTGGATAAAGTATCTGTAGTGGATGATAGATACAGTCCTGCTAAGACTATTACTGGTATTGTTCATCGAATACAGAGAAGATACGAAGCAGGAATATACCAGATAACAATACAGTTGGGTGGTGTAGTTAGTGGTCATACTCCTTCAGAAGGAGAGCCTATACCGATGGTTACAGAGTTGGGCTTCCAGACTCCCCAGATACCTATTCAACCTTGGAGAATACCTGCAGCTATACAAGGATTCCAGCACGATATACACTTCGTAGCTGATAGCTGGGATACTGTTAGCTGGGGAACTGGTGGTACTATTAAATTCTATGATGGAACTACTCAGAATATCACTGGCACTGGTAGTCCATATACTATTCCAGATGGAGTCGTAAGATACATTTACTTTGACCTTAACGATGCAACTCCAAGCACTTTGAAGGTGACGGATAACTATCTTAATGTAATGTCTACGAAGACTGGTGTTGTTTGTATGATACAGAGAGGCTCTGATGAGACTGTCAAGGCTACTGTTATTCCTTCTTATGGTAAAGAACCACTAATAACTGCAGATGTAATATATCTTACTGGTTTATTGGATAAACTGCCAGATGGGACTTATGGTAAGGTTCTCTCCACTTGTTTATCTGCTGGTAGAATAGTATTAGACGAAGTTATAGGAGACTTGGATGACCTTGATGATATAGATGACGGTAGCACTTATGGAAAAGTAAGAAGAACAGATATTAGTGCAGGACACATTAAGCTCTATGTTGACCAAAACCTTGATGAGCAGGGAATAGAGATAGTCTCTAGCACTGATACTTACAGGATAAAGATTGATTCTAATTACATTGCAGGTTACAGGGGTTCTACTAAGACATTCTATATTAGAGCTTCAGATGGCAGAGCCTATTGTGGTGGTGGTGATGTTATCCTAGACGAGGACGGTATTACAGTAAAAGGCAGACCTATTTATCTTAACACTCCTTCTGGAGGTTCTGGAGGAAGAATTGGCTATGATTCGGAAACTGTACTGTATATAGATGTTCCAAGTGACGACTATATCTGGCTTGAAGCTCCAGGGTCAAATGCATATATTGTGATTGAGGCAGCTAACATAACTCTTAAAGGTGGTATAGCTGATGACCTTTATCCTAATGCACATGAAATACATGCCTGTGGCTTCAGTAACAAGGCTTGGTCACAGGTAGTAGGAGAATATGTATATTCTGATGATGGTAATATCTATTCTTATCAGAAACATGATGATATTGCTCTGCTGAGGGGGCTTAAAACCAAAAAGAACAAAAAAGGGCGAGATACCCTTGATGCTCTCTCATTGCCTCAAGAATTAGTCATTAGGAATGACCAAGGGCAAAACTATGTGAACCTTGGTGGCTTACACGGATTAAGTCTTGGCATAATGAAGGCACTACTAGCAAGGATAGAAACTCTGGAGGCAAGAATAGATGCTCTCATCAGCTAGAATTTATCTGCAGTATAGTATAGTACAGAGGAGGATATAATGCCACAACTAATCTTTACTTTTACAATCAATTCAGAGACACAGGAAGCAGCTTTTGCTGGTAATGTGAAGCCTCAAGCTGCTCTGCATATACTTCAGCAACTCGTTGTTGCTGAGGAAATCAGAAAAGCCAAGGAGAAGGAGGAGAAGAATGTTGAAGATAAGAAATAAAGACAGAGGGACAATATCAGCTAATGATATAATTGAGGCTTATCAGAGAGCTTTCGGTCAGAAGGTAAGCTGGTGGAGAAAGATATTAATTAAATTGATGACAGCTTCTGTGGCTGGCTGTCCTTTTCATTTAGCAGATAATTACTACAGACCAGTAGATGAGTCTCTTATTAAACAGATACTGGAAACAGATAAGACTAACCGTGAACAATATGTAGCTGAGGACTTTGATTGTGATGATTTCACGTTCAAATTGATGGGAATATTTCATCAAGATACTAGAACTGCTGCTATGCCTATATTCATAACTTGGGTAGTGAGAACTGATAAACAGGCTCATGCAGTTATTAGTTACTATACCAACAATGGAACTGTAATGATAATAGAACCTCAGAACGATAATATCTATTCAGTTCCAGCAGGTTGGCAGTTGATTTTATTATGTGGATAGATTACAACAGAGAAATAAGGATTAGATTGTGCTGTACTGTTATGATATAATATATAATAAAAAGGAGGTGAACACTTATGGCAGGTTCTAAGAGTGATTATCTGGAGGATGAAATTCTAGACCATATCTTCGGTAAGGGGAGTTACACACCACCTACTATCTATGTGGCATTATTCACCGCAGCTCCTACTGATGCTGGTGGTGGCACAGAGGTTTCAGGTGGCAGCTATGCTCGTGTGCAAACAGCAGCAGGTGACTGGACTGCAGCATCAAGTGGAGCACTAAGCAATGCCAATGAGATAACCTTCCCAGAAGCCACAGCAAGCTGGGGGACAGTAGTTGCCTTTGCGTTGTTTGATGCTGACACTGGTGGCAACATGCTATATTGGGCTGACCTGACTACCAATAAGACCATTGAAAGCGGTGATACAGCCAAGTTTGCTGTCGGAGATTTAGATGTTACCGAAGACTAATCCTGTGGTTCTCAGTGGAAAAAATATCTTTAAGCTGATGGATACTAAAGGACTCCCACTTGACCTAATAACCTTGGAGCTGAGGCAAAGACAGGCAATCTTTAATGTGGTTGAGTTTGTTGAAGCAGCTCTGGCATCCAAGAACTTCACCTATAGCAAGATAAAGGAACGGTTGGTTCAGGCTATGTTGCCAGAGTTCAGAGAGGACTTCATCAAGGAATTGGATGCTAAGTTTGCTGTCGGAGACCTTGATATAACTAAGGACTAAAAGAGGGTTAAATGAGTACAATTATACAGAAATCACCTGGACAAAGCTCCGATGATGTTCAGCGTTCACCCCCTCCTGATTATTGGAGTATGGTAGCTGCTTTAGAAGTTGGTTATACCAATAGTACCTATTATGCACAAGGTTGTGGTATCCGCTTTCCTAATGTAACAGTTCCGCAGGGAAATACCATTGTCGCAGCATACCTGACATTAAAATGTTCTTACAGTAGGGATGCTAATACTGTAAATAGCAGGATAAGTGCCGAGAAGGTAGATGATGCTCCAACCTTTGCCGATGATGCTGCTGCTTTCGATGCTCGTTGGGCTAACAGGACTACAGCCAGGGTTGATTGGGATGCAATACCAGCCTGGACAGCGGGTGTAAGCTATAATAGCCCTGATATAAAGTCGGTTATACAGGAAATTATAGATAGACCAGGGTGGGCTTCAGGACAAGCTATAGTTATCTTTTGGGAAGACTTTGAGGATAGAAGCACTCACGCTTCAAATGTTAGACGTACTGCTTATGCCTGGGACTATGGAAGCGGAGCAAATAAAGTTATTTTAACTATTGAGTATGAGCCACCTGGTGTTACTCATGAACTAGCAGGTGTAATTAACGGAGTAGCTTCAGTATTAGGTCTTATCAAGCCACTAAGAGGAATTGCTACATCAACTGCTGGAGTGGCTTCCGTCTCAGGTGCAACCAAAATCAGTAAAACAATATCAGGAGCAAGCAATGGTATAGCCAGCATAGTTGGAGCACTAATCAACCAGAAATGGTTAACAGGGATAGTTTCAGGTGTTGCCTCTATTAGTGGTGCTACTAAGATACTGAAGAAGATTTCAGGGGCAGTCTCTGGAGAAGCCTCTGTAGCAGGAGTATTAACTAAAGTGACAGAAATTCTGCTGGCAGGGGTAGCCACTGGTATTGCTTCTGTCAGTGGTGCAGTCAAAGTCCTCAAGAAGATGAGCGGAGTTACCACTGGAGTGGCTTCTGTCACTGGTAGTTTAATAAATCAAGTATGGTTAGCAGGACTAAGTGCTGGAGCTTCGACAGTCTCTGGCTTTACCTCAGTCCTCAGGAAGATAGCAGGTACTGTAGCTGGTGTAGCTTCAGTAGATGGAATAATCAAAATCTCCAGATGGATAGCTGGTATAGCTGCTGGAGTGGCTTCTGCTGCTGGCAGCCTTACTGTAATAATTGTCAGGATACTGGAACTTATGCTAAAATTAAAGCAGTATAGACAATTAACAATAAATGTGAGACAATATAGAGAGGTCTCTGTAAATATAGAAACGTACAGGGATGTTGAGGTGACAGTACAATGAAAAGTATTGATGTTGGTGAGACTGCTATTACTCAAGTAGAAGTTAAAGATGATGCTGGGAATTACGTTGACCCTACAACCTCTATTACTATAACCATTTATGACGGAGAAGGGAATAAGGTTGTAGACGGTGTTGCCATGACCAAGAAGGCTACTGGTAAATATGAACATGATTATACTGTGCCAGAAGAAGCAAATACAGAGAGTAAAAGGAAACATCGTGTTATTGTAGATGTTACAGATGGAACAAGAGTCACCGTAGGAACAGCAGCGTTTAAGGTTGTTTAGGAGGTTATCATGAATTTAACTGATTACAGAGAAGCAGTAAAAGTAGAGCTATCAGACACAACCGATTTCTTCTCTGAAGAAGAGATAGATAGAGGAGTAATGAAGTGTATATCCCTGATGAGTAGGTTTATTCCAAAGAAAGCTATGGTAGAAACAACATGGAGAAAGGATGTAAATGATGAGACCCTTACTATAGCATCAAGTACGGGAACACTGGCTAAGAAACCTGTTAAATATAACTCTGAGACCATTAAGGATGGTAGTGGTAATGAGAAAACCAGAGACACAGACTACACGATTAACTATCTTACTGGTAAAATAGATGAAGTGGGGTCTAACCTGCCAGATGGTGATTATACTGTAGATTATGAGTTAGACCCAATAATGCTGGATATTAGCACTCTACTTCCAGATTACATTAGAATAGAGAGACTGGAGTATCCTGCAGGTGATGTCCCAGCCAACTACCCACCCTTTGACGTAATGCAAGACCTTATTATTCTTAGAGCTGGCAAAGAGGACATCAAATTCGTTGATAGAAGACATATTCGTATTGTTTACTGGGGGAAGTGGACAGCACCTACAACCAGTGCCGATGGAGATTATCCATCTCATCTGAGTAATGTTGTAGTTATAGGTGCTGCAGGACAGTGTCTTATCTTCAAGGCAGAAAAATATGTCCAGTCTGCTGTTAATGCTTTAAGTGAGTTGACTCCTCCAGATGACTATACTATTACTAAACCAGAAGCTCCTACTGCTCCCGATGCTCCTACTCTTGATTTTTCAGATGCAGAAAGTGCTCTTAGTGAAGTAGCAGGGACATTAGTTACTGCTCTGGGTTATCTCAGTGATGGAGAACCTCTTATCAATGCATCTACCTATGGAGATAGAGTCGGGGAGACATATGGAGCATACGGAGATGTAGCTGCGAGAATAGCTGCTAACTACATCAACCAAGCCATAGCTTACATAAGAGAACAGGAAGATGCACTAACCAAATATGCCAATGAAGTGTCTTCTTATGGGAATGAAATAAATGCGTATCGAGTTGAAAGAGATATAGAGGTTGCTGAGGTTAATAACTTTACTGCTCAGGTAAATAAATATACAGCAGAAGTTACTGAGCAGGAGATGAAGGTAAGGAGTTATCTTGAAATAGCAGGTAGATACTTAGCCAGCGGTCAGGCAAAGATAAATGAATTTCTAACAGCTATTGGGGTGAAACAAGAACTCCAACCAGTTATTGTATCTTCTAGACAACCAGCTTATTGAGCTGGAGTCCACTTCAAATAATATGTACCATCTTTCTTTCTGAACAGAAAGACATCTTTCTTTACTTCTTGTATAAGTTCATCTATCCCACAATGTTTTCCATCTGAACAACTACATTCAATTACTCCTTCACATCTGGGACAATAGGTCTCCCCGCAATCAACGGGTTGGTGACAACGTTGACATACACATGCTGACATCTCAACTAACTCCTTAAATGAAATTTCCTCATGACATGACTCATGACTCATGTAGTAATATGTCATGAGGGCTTATTATTATTTTATCAAAAGATGTAATTGCTGTCTATGAGACAAATGTTCTAATCGTAGCTGGGTTATAAATTACTTTTCAGACTTTTTCTTTGACGGATAGTCAATTCTAAGAAGCATGTTGCATCTCTGACAGAAGATAGGGTAGTATCGTCCCTTAACGCTGATATATGTTTCTTTTCTGGTTTCTTGAATTGATTGGCACTTAGGACACCATTCCATTATCTGATACTTCAATTTAGTACCACCATCCTCTCCCAGAAAAAGTTTATAAGTTCTCTATCTATACACTTTCCACTTGTTTCACAGAAAGACCATTCCTTTGGAATCAAAGGACAGTAATTAAATGCTTTCATCCGCATCTGTTCGTCCCAATAGAAGAAACTTTCTCTAGTAACAGTATTGTTCTTAATCTCATTCTCACCTGTTTTCATGGTTCTGCTAACTCCTCTAAACTGTGATATTCTAACCTGTTGGACATCATCCATTTCAGAACGTGGTCTACGCTTGGAACTGAAGTGTGAGGCACTGTATTCAAAGGTACTGTATCCACTGACATATCAATAACGGTGCAGCGTCTATCTTGGTCTTCGGATACAGAGACAGATGGTGTTGTTCCAGGAACAGGGATACGCCCTTCCTTTTTCAGAGCCTCGTTTAACCTTGCTGTCATCTCTTGTCTCGTCATGTCAATAAGATTGCTTGTCTTAGCTTCAGCAAAGACAAGGTCATCTATAACACAACGAACACAATAGATACTATCATCTGTCATTTCATCTCACCCCAATTCTGACCAGTCTTTACATCCCATCTTACAGGGATGCTGCAGAGATTATTTAGTATATCTGCAGATATGTTCTCTGCAGTGCTAAGAAGAATCTCATCATGCACAGTAGCAGATACTTTATTATGCTGCAGTCTCTTCATAGCTAGTTTAAGAATATCTGCAGCACTACCTTGAATTACAGTGTTCACAGCTTTGAGAAGAGGGTCATAATCGAATTCTTCTCCCTCTGCCATACTTTCCAAGGTTCTTTTTCTACCCAATAAAGTGAGCACATATCCCTTATTTTGAGCATCCTTTCTTACTTCATCCTTCCATTGTTTGAACCTCCTATAGTCACGATAGTATTGATTAAGGAGCATTTGAGCATCTTCAAGACTAATAGTATCTCCTTTTCTATGTGCAGTTTCCACCAATGTCTCTGCTCCACCCTCATAGCTTCCTGCCAAGACGAGTTGTTTAGCTGTATATCTTGCTATCTTATACCTGTCTGCTACGGGTTGATAGATGTCTCCTGTAGCAATATCTTCTATCATCTTTTTATCTCCAGAGAAATATGCCATCAATACTGGTTCAATCTGATGGGCATCTGCATCCCAGAAGAAATCTCCTTCGTCTGGCAGGTAGAGGTCTCTCTGTTCCTCTGGTATATTCTGGATGTTGGGTGAACTGGCAAAGCGACCTGTTCTAACTATATGGTACTTTGGATATACTCTCTCTATATTGACAAGAGGTTTGATGTAAGTAGAATTTAGCTTAACCTTGTCTCTGTACCTTAGAACTAAAGGAACTATTGAAGTTTTATTCATCAGAGGACGCAGTGCTTCCTCATCAGTTACCATCTGACCAGTCCTGCTGAAATAGGTCATAAATCCAGCATGAGATAAAGCCAGTCCTATCTGTTTAGGAGATGCTGGATTAAACCCCATTCCCTCACAAAGTCCTCTTAGATATTCAATCTCTTCATTTAATTTCCTGTGACGCTCCTGAGCAAGTTCCGTATTCACTCGGATACCATTTGTGTGCATCCACATCAGAAGAGGTATAAGTTCCATATCCAGAGAGTATGCTGCAGGAACTTTATCTTTAAGAGCATCCCATATCTTGTATGTAGCCATAGCATGACCACAACATATAGTAGCTATATCTTCTATTTTGACATCGCTAAGTGTAATGTCAACCTTTCTTGTTCCCTTTTTTGTCTTCGCTGGTATCTCCTTCTTCATCTTCATCCCTGCATCATCATATAACAAATCTGTTATATATCTATGACTGAAATTGAAAGGAATGGAGAGGTCTCCTAATGCTGCAGGATAACCCAGAGATTGTGCAGCCAGCATCGTATCAAAGATGTACTGTATATTTATATTATATTTACTGTTAAGTAGAGGAATATCGTAGAGAACATTGTGAGCGATGAACTTTCCACGGGAGAGAAGATTAAGCACACTTGGTATCTCATCTGCGGATAAGAATGCAGAGTCCTGCGGAGACCAAGCTAGAGCTACACCCAGCAACCTGTCCTCACTGCTTTCTGTATCAAAAGCAAGGACAGACTTCTGATGCAGTTCGTTAAGAACTTCCTGTTTGTTGTTGAACTTTTGTTGACTAAGAACTATCATTTTCTGAACACCAAAATGTCTTCTTTATCAATAGGTTTGTAACCAGCCGTGTGTTTTTGGTGAAGCCTCTGTCGTGCTGTTATAGCACAGGGACGGTGATGCTGTGCCTCCAAGAGGAAACCAGCTTCTATGCAGGCTCTCATCGTAGCTAATCCTTGTTCCTGTACCTTACCACCTTTAATTGAGTCCTTAGTAACCGTTATCAGTCTCCCACCAAGTTCAAGTTGTTCGTAACACTTTCGATACACCTTAGCCAGTTCAAACCTCTGGAGCTGGTGGTCAAGATTACCAATGTTATCAGGATGCATTCCATACCCTGATTGAGTAGTTGAACCGAATATCTCTGCTAACTTTAGTTCGTATTTATCTACTGGATGTACAGATGTTCCATAGGGAGGAGAGGTTATGATGCAGTCAATGTGAACAGGAAGAGGAAGTATCTTCCTGCAGTCTCCCTGTATAATAACTGCAGTATTATCTATACTATACTTACTCTGTATGTTCTTAATATTCAGAGAAGCAATATCTACAAACCTCTTCTCCAGCTCGATACCGTAAACATTTCTCTTCAGGGTAAGAGCTGCAGCCAGACTGAACACACCAGCCATAGGGTCAAGTAGTGTACCTCCTTCCTCAGAGTATAATTCAATAATCTGGAGGAGCATTTCCATGTTGTAACGAGCACCATGAGTTTTACTCTCTTCCACCAGATAGTTTTTCCACAGTTTATCTTGTTTACTTCCAAGTTCCATTTACACCTCCACGACAGGAGCATCCTGAAGGGCTTTAAGAAGCCGATAACCAGGATAAAAGCTCTCCAAGTTATGATAATAGTTTGCCTCTTCTTTTATTCTACTACGGTACTTCCTGGAATATTCTGTTGAATACCCTGGATGATTCAGACGAAATCTCTCCCTGCACCTTCTCCCTGCCTCTGTGTTTCTATACTTATATTGTCTAATTCTGTCCTTTAATCTTACTTCCTCTGGATGTTCCCTCCTTCTCTTTCGCTGGTATTCGGCACTCTTTTCTGGATTTTTTAATCTCCATCTCCGACAATACTCAGCATTCTTTTCTGGGTGTTTTCTTTTCCATCTTCGAGCGTACTCAACACATTTCCCTGGGTTCTTCTGTCTCCACCTTCGATAATACTCAGCCTTAGATACTGGCGTGGATGTCTTTTCTGATGCTTCCACACTCATCAACCTTCTTACCTATTCTTATTCTGGGAGTCCCAAGGTCTGCTGGCTGATAACCGCTTCTGAGTGGATAACCACCAAAGCCTCTAAAACCACCAGTGGCTATGAGCATTGTCCTGCGAACAGATAACCTTTCAGCATCCCAAGAAGGAACATAGAGAACATTATCTCTGGTTAGATTCTGTGTATGGTCATGAGACATGATAACCATATCAACATCAAAGCCCTGAGAAAGATACTCTAACTTCCTTATCTTTGCTCCTCTGGTTCTGGCACTGCCCCAGCCATGAGTAAAGATTGCAGAGAAGAATGTATCATCTGTTGATGTTAATGGTTTAGTTTTCATCAACAGCAGCCCACCGTCTCTGACATAGAGCCTTTCCCTACCTAAGTTCTTCATTAAACGATAGGTATAATCAGCACCTACTGCCTTAAACATATTCTTTAACTCATGACCGCCTGAACAACTAGCCAGAATTCTCTCAGCTATGGGCTGGAGCAGGTCTGTTAACTCATCCAGTGTACGGTCTGGTGGCATTAGTTCTATGAGTTCTCCAGGTTCACCACGCTCATAGACATCACCATAATCCCTGCTTAAACCAACCAAAGTGAATAAGTCTCCATTGAGCATGGTATAAGCATTATCATGGTCTTTTATCCAGTCCACATAACCTTGAATAGCTTCATGGTCAGATTGTGGCTCATCCCAATGGAAATCTGAGAGAGGTACAAAATAAATGAAGTCATGTTGAGTCAGGTCTGCTTTGATTATCTTTACATCAGTACGAATTGTCATAATTCCCTCCTTTCTTATTCTCTGTGATAAGAGACTATCAAGTAACCCTGTCTTCTGTATTTATCTACACATGCAGTGCAGATATAGAGAACTGCAGCGTTCTCGCTCTTGCGTGCCATGAACTGAACCTCTCCTGTCTTACATTCACTACAGCGTTTCCTCCTCATGTAATACCTCCTTATATTATCTCATCTACAAGACCGTATCCAAGGCATTGTTCTGCATCAAACCACAGGTCATGGTCTAATATCTCAGTTATCTTGTCTTCGGGTATCTTGGTGTATTCTGTATAGATTGCTTTAATCGTTTCCATTAGTTTGTTAAAGTTGATATGGTCATCTTCAAGTTCTCTAAACTTGCCCCAAGTAAAGGCAGATAACTGATGAATCAACATGAAGCCATGCTTAGGAATAAGCCTCTTTCCAGCTACCACAGACATAAAGGTAGCGGCACTGGCACAACAACCATCAACAATACTTACTACAGGAACTTGACAACTGAGCACCATATCCATCGCTGCCATACCATCAAAAACAGAACCACCGTAACTGTTGATGTGAAGGAATATAGAAGCTGGTTCTCTACTCTGTAGTCCTGCTGAACGAAGCAACTCATTGTTCAGTTCCCTTAGTCTCCTGTTAAGTTGTAGCACCTCACTTTTACCTACAGTGGAGTAGAAGTAGATATGATTATCTACTGTCTCTACATAAGAGGGTTCTTTGAATATCTCAGCAGTAGATGGCTGTTCTACTATCTCTCCCCATATAATCTTATTAGGTTTCATTCAACACCTCCTAGTACCATTAGAGCTACACCAAGTAAAGCTCTGATAATTCGGATGCTATGGTCTTTCTTCCAAGTCTGTCCTTCTCTGTTAATATAAATAGAGATAGACATCCAGCCATCACAGAATAACCAGCATCCAATAAGTCCAAGAAAATAACCAGTCATCTATCATCTCCTCTCCTGTTAGTATTTCTTTTCATAATAAACCTATCCTACAAAGAAATCTTCCCAACAAGGATTTAGGTCTGTATTTAAGCCTGATAGTTCTTTCAAACTCAACAAACCTACGATGCTGTTCAAAGAGCATTCTATTAGAAAGGGCAAGAGCTTCGAGCAGCTCCTTCCTTGAGAGTTCTTCTATAGGTCTCCCTTTGTAGAAATACTCCTCTTGGCTCATATCTTTCCTATCCCTTTTAATAAGTTCTCCGCTATAGCCTTTCCTATTCCTTCTACTTTAGTTAGCTCAGATTCATCTGCAGAAAGAACATTCCATACATTACCAAAGTGTTCTATAAGTGCCTGTGCTCTTACTGCTCCTATATCATGACTTAAACTCATGAGTTTCTCTACTTGTGGATTGAGGTTGGGTATAGCTGGTTTCTGCTTAATGTATCTCCTGAATGTAGTGAACTCTGGTTTATTACTGGATTTAACGAACTCAACCAGAGCTGCTGCAGTTCCCTTTGGACTGGCTGTCCAGAAGGTAGATATTCCTAATTTATCCAATCTCCAGAGAAAACCCATATAGTATGAGTATGGTCTGTTAACCACTCTTTCTCTGAAGAACAGACTGCCATCTTTCTTTATCCTGTAGAGAACTGTAGAGCCATTCACTGGTTCCATAATACCTTCAATGAGCAGAAGAACCTCACCATTGTCTCCTACCTTTTGAATGGCATTCTTGAGCTGTATTTCAAGGTCGTTGACTCGATGAGCAAAATCATGCACCTCTTTTCTCTCCAAGGTGATGGAATGACCATCTGCTGCAGTCCAGAAGTAATCTGCCAATCCAGTTCTGGCTAAGGTAGCGACTGTGGTTGAGAGACTCTTTTTAAGTTCTTCTTGAATTTGTAGAGGTTCAAAAGTATCTACAATTATGTTAAGACTCAAGATGTTTTACCTCCATGATATAGTAAAAGCAAGAAGAGGAATACTCCCCAGAATGCCCAGAAGAATGCCCAGAATTCTCCTGCAATCATAATGTCCCCCTTCTAGCATCTATCAGAGTGCTTATCATCTCGTAGGTAGGAGCTTCAAGTTCTGTTCCCTCAACTGCCATGCAGGGTCTACAGGCTCTGATAACACCATAAGGAGTCATTATTCCCTGCTGGTTCTTTCTTTTAGACATCCAGATTTCTACATCTATCAAGTCTCCAGTGTATTTGAATCCATCTGGTTCTTCTTCTGCAGTCTCTTTACCTTCTACATACTTACTTCTGGTATGATGAGTTACAATGAGTATCTTATCATGTATCAGGCACTGAGTTATGAGCATCTTCATATCCGTATTGGGGATGAAATACTCTGTAGGAGTAAGCTGCTTCCTTGCAGGTTCTGTCTCCTGTATCTCCTCCAAGAAAGCTAATCTTCTTGCTTCCCAAACAGATGAGAACGTGTCATACATGATGGACTTTACATTCTCGTCCTCAAGAGCTGCATTAAAATCCACAAGAATCTTGTTCCAGAATGCTTTTGCTGATAGTGTCCTGTCTTGCTGCTGTACTTCAGCAATCTTCTTTACTTTTTTAGTAGCTGCAATCTCTTTCTGTCTAAGTATCATCATCTCTCTAACATAAGAGACAATACGCACCTTGTCCATATCTTTAAGAAATCTTGGTTCTATTCGACTTATCCCTTGCTCAAAGTCAAATACTACCATAGGTTTAGGTGCAGTTAATGCTAAAGTAGACTTGCCTGTTTTCATTTTACCCACGATTGAAATAGCTTGTATCATCTTTTACCTCCTGTTAAATAACAATATAATAAGATAATTTCTTATTAAACAAATGCTAGTTCTGATTCAATATCAATGAGATTATCACTACCACACTTCGGACACTCATCTACAGGTTCTACGTCTCCACCAGTTCCTGGTATTCCTCTGTAGGTATGGACACAGTCTCTGACCTGTCCTTTCCAACCACAGTCTTCACAGTAAACTGGTGTTGTGTCGTCATAGCGACTAAATATCTCCATCTCCATCCTCCTTTTCCAGTAATTGACATCTCAGACGGTATCTGCAGTTATCACACTCGAAATCAAAACCTTTCTCTCTTGGGATGGTGTTGTTTTGTAGACCCCAATCTAGCTGGTTTGCTCTCCCTGATAACCACTTCCAGTTCTCTTCCAATTCCTCATCTGTGAACGATAAGATATAACTGAATATCTCTCTCTTGATGAGAGTTACTACCATAAGAACAGCACTGTTTACCTTATAACCATAGCAGTATGCTTTAATCTGCTTTATCCACCCCTCTGGGAAGTCATAAGCATCCAGTCTCTTCTCTCCTATCATCGTGGTTTTGAGTTCCAATAAAATACCATCTTTGAAGTAATCTGAAGACATCCAGATTCCATCTACCTTTCTTACCTCATGAGGAACAGTGCTGATAAGAACATCCTGCAGTCCTAAACCAAAGAGATAATACAAAGTCTCCTGCGGGGTAGCTGGAAGTGGGTCAGTCTTGTTCCAGAATGCCTTTCTCAGGCAGTAGATACAGTCTGTTGCATGGATACCTTCTCGTTCCATATCCAGTCCATAGCTCTTAGTTAATTGAGTTAGTATCTCATCTATGACCTGTGGTCTTGCTTTCTCTACTTGCATTTCTCACCTCTATCAATAATTTTCTCTATTGCCAAGCAAAGGGCTAGTGCTGGGGTATCTGCGTAGGCAAAGGACTTTTGTAATGTAGGAAAATCATCGTCCCTGGGATTACTGCCTTTGATGTCCACAGCAAGACCTTGAAATTCAATTCTCAGATTTATGTCCTGTTGTCTTAGTTTAGGCACTAACCACCTAAAGCACGCATCTAAGGATTGAGTAAACTGAATAACCTTCCTATGCGGGCAACCATCTTCATCTGTGAAATACTCCTTGGCGTCTGCCCACTCTGTCAGCTTTTTATCTAGTTTTTGGTGCATATCCTGCCTCCTTCTCGAATTTTTTGAACCATGATGGATTTAAGCTAAAGATATATCTAGTTGCAATCTTCTGTACTATGTCTATATCGAGAGATAATTCCTCAGAGACCTGTTCTACAGTTAAGCCCTTCTGGAGCAGGATTCTAATCATCAATTCAGTTCTGTTCATCCCTCAACCTCCTTTATTGCTTCTGCTAGAGGGATTACAGGCAAACATTTAGCCATCCCCGTTTTACAATCAATAAATGGACATACTAGGCATATCTTAGCTGGTTTCTTTCGTTGCTGTTTACAGTTTTTCCAGAACCAACTTGGCATTGCATACATTCTCTGTATTTTCTCCCCATCAATCAGGGCAAGGTCGGGGTGAGAGATGATTTGCTTGGCAGCCTTATAATATACAGACATTGTGTCCTTCCCTGCTTGCCTTAAAGTACAGGCTCTTGATGGGTGTATCGTTGTCCATATCTCGTTTGCTACCCACTCCACCAGTTCGTCTACCTTTTCAATCATCATCCCTCCTATCATCATCTTCTTCTGCGTCTGTTCTTGCGGTAAACTCTACAGGCTCTCGCTTAGCCTTTGATTCTATCTTCTGAATAATGGGGATAGCTTTGCGGAGCTGGGCTTCAGCAATCTCTATATCAGCATCACGCTGGGAATGTATCTGGCTCCAATGGGGATTCTCCCTATGTAACTTGTCATAAATTTGATATATCTCATCCCTCGTCAGCCTGCACTTCTCAATAAGTTCTTCTGTGTTCATAACTCTACCTTCCTGAAGCCTGCTTTTTATTCACCCCTGTGGGGCTAATCCGACCTATACCACCCTGATTTGGCAGCTCACCGCTTATAATCTGCCTCCCTCTGTCCTTTCACCCCACAGGTTTATCTGAGCCTGCCAACACTACCTAGATTTAAAAACAGCTACCTTTTTCAAGCTGTCCACCTGCTCAGGCTGCCTGAGCCTACTGCCAACTTAGTCATTATGGTCTTTCAGAGCTATAGTCTCCGATTTCGGCTCAGGCTTTCCTTGCCAGCTAGTAGCCACTCTCTCCGATTGTATTGCTACGACCCATCTTTGCGGGTAGATTCCCTCTACTCAGGTAGCTATCTCCCTTCCGAGGTAGCTGGCAGGCTTGCTGGCTCGGTTAGCTTCCCCTCCTACCACCGATAAATTATCTCAAAGAAGGACACCAGCAAGCTCTTTCTGCTGGCAACCGCTTTCAGGCTGAACGGCAGTCCGTCTAGCACATTATTGTAACTAGGGCTGAACCCTTGTCCTTTAGACACCAGCAAGCTTTCTTTTTGCTGGCTGTCATTTCACGCCTTGACATTTAAGCACTCTGGCGGTCTAGTTTTAGTGCCACCAGCATTATTCAGTTGTTAATCCTTTACCCTCCCTGCACCCGTTAGCTGGAGTTCATCTGGGAGCGGTGTCCCAGTCAATTGACATCACCTCCTCTCCTGTCCTGCGAAGCTACTGCTTACGAACATAGACATCGTTCTCTACTGTATAGAGGTCTGTCACACGAGCATCATCGAAGAAACTACCAGTAAGGATTGTATTCTGGAGAGTCTTGTCACTCTGGACAATCGGGTCTGCAACTGACGCTCCAATAAACTCACCTCTGGTCTTTCCTTCGAGGATTTCCAGAGCACGGTCAAAAGGCTTCACACCTGCTGCTCTCCCACCAGCTTCAACTACTCTCCACACAGTTCCTCTGCTCTCCTTGCCATCTCGGTCAGTGAAGAAGAGATGGTCATCCTCTCGTTCCCAGGTGACATCCATTCCAACAATATCATCAATAGCAACATCATCTACACTCTTGCCGAGAACATTGGCAATGGAGTCTTCAAGGACGCACCATGCAGAGTTAACACTGTCGGAGAACTTGAGAAGTATCTGAGCAACCTCATAGGGATAAGGAGAGTCGCTGTCCATGACAGTCAGCTTGGAGAATGAACACAGGACATCCTGTTGTCCTTCCTTAGCAAACTGTCCCTTCCGTTCCTGCACCTCATACCCGTCAAAGTGTGCTCTGAACTTCTTTAATGGTGTGCTGTAGAAACCTCCTGCCTGTCTCTTAGATTTTAATGGACTCATTTGTCTACCTCCTTTTTAATTATTTCTTTAACAATCTTTAGATATGCGTCTATAACATCACGTACTCCTGTGTCTCCTGCTTCTGTGTCTCCTACAACTTCAACATATGAATCTGCATCCATTGTCTCTACATTCCCTGCAATCCTAATAGCTATCATTTATCTCCTTTCATATTCTGTAAGATAGTCCTAATTCTGGCTGGACTAACACCTTTTGATGGGTCTGCAGCCAGTAGCTGTTGTACTCTGTAAATGAAATCATCATCAACAGAGTAAGCCAAGGTTGGTCTGTTCACAACTTCAAGAGTATATGAAATCAGACGTTCCTTTATTAACCTGTAAAGACTTCTTTCAGAGATACCCAGCTTCTTAGCTGCTTCTGCTACTTTCACAATTCACTCACCTCCTTTTCTAGTTCTATGGCACAAAAGCACTCCATAGAGCCGTCATCAAATTCAACTTCGTAAGGATATCGATAGCTTCCCCATATCTCTACTACAGTGCCTTTCTTACCTGCATAGCGTCTTCCACATGCTTTACTGTTCTCCTTTACCTTAACCTTATCACCTACTTCGAATTTCATCATTCACCTCCCTTAATGCTATTATATTATATGGTACAGACATGTATTCTTATCATACTCAATAGTCTCTGTAAGGGCAGAAGGGTCTCCATGTCTTAAACTGAAGGACAACACCCTCTTGGTATCTCCTCCATATCTCAGTCCGATAATACTGTCAACCCAACCACCGATAGCAGTGCTGCCTCTTAGCTCTTCATCTCCCAAGTCCATCTTTCCTTTACCCTGTATTATCTGTGTCTTACGACCCTGTGCAGTAAAGACAAGAGCAAAATGATATTGAGATATTAGTGAGTCAAGATTATCAAAAACTCTGGTTAAGTCCTCTACACTGTTCTCCGAGCCAGAAAGACATTTATATAGAGGGTCAATTAAAAGAAGATTAGGTTTAATTCGATTAAGTTCCTCCTCAAGTCTGAGCTTTCCATCATTTGTATCCAGCTTCAGGTAAGGTTCAGTCCACGGGAATAAATTGTCCTGAGCATCCTGAATCTGGGAGAGAGAAGATTCCTTGAATCTCTTGAGGGCAACTCTGTGAGACATTTCAAGCTGGAGAGACAGAACTTTACATTTCTGCGTAGGAAAGCGTTTGTCTCCGAACAGAGGAACACCTGTAGCACAACAGAGACTGATATAAGACATCAGGGTAGATTTACCAGACTTAAAAACGCCATAAAGCACGGCTTTACCTTCCTCAATTAATACGCCAGACCCGATGATTTCTCTAATAGGTGTCCAGGGTCTGGCAAGTGCCTGTCCTAAACTTTCTGCCTGCATATGCCTCTTCCAGTTATACTACATTTTATCATAGTCGGAGTTCTTTGTCAAGTCTCTTCTTCTCACACTTCTCGTGTGGTATAAGATTCAATTTACATCCACCAAGAAGAGGATTAAAGTTAAGACAATTATGACATAACGCAACCTTCGCCTTGCGTATCTCATTCCAGTTCATTCGAGGTTCAGGTTTTTGTCGAATACGAGATAGCAGGGTATCAGCAGCACGCTCAAGTCCTGCCTCAATTATCTTTTTTGGCTTGTTCAGTCGCTTTGATTTAAGTTTTCTCATACTTCACCTTGAGAAACCAACCAAGACGACCCAGATGCCATATCAGATGTCTGCGTTCCCATTTGGAGAAACCCAGGGAGTTAAGATAACGTGTTGAAGCAAGCAACAATCTGAAGCCGTAGTTCCTCAATTCGCTTCCTTCCTTTCTTTCTCCTCTACAACTACAGCAGGATATGTCCTCTCCAGATATGCTTGAAACTCCTCCTGTTCTTTAGTGAGTGGGATACCCAGAGCTTTACACATAGCATATAAAGTAAACTGATGTCCCTGCGTTGCAGCTACGAAAGCCTGTCCCGATTTACTCATTTCTCCTCCTTAACTGCAGCAATCTGCAGGTCTCTGCATCTTGATGCCTGTAATGGTCTCCTTCCTTCACCAGAGTCCCACCAGGCAGACCACATCTGCTGCACCTGATAAATTTATCAAGATACTGTTTCTTTTTTCTGTCCCTGGTCAATCTCTTCATGGTTCACTCCATTTCCTGCTTATTCAATATCTCCTCTCATTAGTTCCTCTACTGCTGTAGTCCCATGAACAGAGCGAAGTTCCATTAGCTGACCTTCAAGCTCATGTGGTTTCTTAGCCAGTAAATAACCAAGCATCATACAGGTAGTAGCAAAATGAGATGTTGCTTCTGACATTAAAGCTGCCATCGGGTTTATTCTGCTATACTTCTGACAACAGATAGCTTGGTATTCAGACCAAACATTTACCTGTTCTATTACTTCTTCTTCGACCATCTTTAACATTTCTATGAGACGCTTTACCATATCATCCAATGCTCCTGGGCTGTCAAAGTTCGTAATCCTATCGTTCATTTCGTTCATTATTCACCTCCAAATTTAGTCGGGACAGAGGCGGAGCTCAGGTGAAAAACTCTCATAAGAAGGCTAAGCAGGAAGTGTGAGAGAAAAAGACCTGCCCGCAGACCTCCGTCCCACAGAAACTGCGGGCTACTACTCCTTTCCTTTTGGCTCTATTACTATTTCCGCAGAGACAGCATACAGATACAGAGTAGCTTCAGGAGTGTAAGCATCAGCTTCCTTAGCTCCTGCTATAGCATCTTTCTGGTTGCCTCTACCATACCAGAGCCAGTTATTGTCGTCATCTACGACTATCCACAGTTGTTTTGGTTCTTCCATTTTACTCCTCCTCTGTAATGATAATCTCATCGTCCCACAGACACATTTCATTTGGACAATACCAGCTACCTTCATCAGTCTGAACTAACTTGGTCAAGCAGTGTTCACAGTAGTAGCTTCCTTCTTCCTGCTCCTTCGCCCAAGCCTTAATCTGGTCTGCAGTCATGTATCGTCCATATACTCCCATTTTCATTTTGCTCCTCCTTTTTATTAAAGGTTTATCCTCCTTCACAGTATATTTCCCATGACATACCACAGGCTTCTACAAACTTCTGTTCATTAAACGCAGGATTGTCTAGCCTGAAGATTTCTGCGAAAAGTGAAACTACATCTACAAATTGAATGGGGTCAGGAGATTCACCAAACTTCTTCAGCTCTGCAGCAATCTTCTTATAGTGCCTTCTGCTGAACATCTTTTACCTCCCTCTTTATTTCTATTATCTCCATCATAGCATATTTTAAAGACTTTGTCAAGTTAATTTGCCCCACTCGACTTAATTTAACATAACATTTTCAATTAGGCTCAATTCCATTTCATATAGATAGACAAAGTAGCTTGACAAGAGGTTTTGAGTGTGATATACTAGAGTATAATTAGAAAGAAGGGAGGCAAAGATATGCAGAGAGCAAAGTTACCCTGGTGGGGAGCAGTCATTTGCTTCTTCGTTGTCTTGGGGATAATAGTTTGGGCATATCTTATTGGTAATCTGGGCTAGTCGGGAAGGAATCAAAGTTTATGAAGGAGGTGAACAGATGACACCTACAAAGATTTTACAGATTAAGGGATACAAAGTATATGAAAAACAGTATGATTGTTTTGGCAAGTGGAACTGCACAGTATTTGAACATCCAGCCACAAGCAAAAGGATTTATCACCAGAAGTACCAGGGCTGGTATGATAACAGAGGCAATCCACTTACAAAACAGGATTTACTAAATCTGTAAAGAGGAGTTAACAGATGGACGGAATGAGAGTTCCAGAGAAAAAAGAATTCTATGTATCACAGCAGACAAAGGATGCTCTGATAACTATTGTTAAGATGAGTAAAACCTGTCCTCAGAATGTGCTGGTGAAAGGAATGCAGGGATGTGGCAAGACGGAGCTGGGTGAGCAGCTTGCTGCCAGACTGAACCGTGTTTGTCCTCCGCCATTCCAGATTGGCTTACTCTCAGAGAGTGGACAACTCTTTGGTCAACAAACCCTACATAATAATAATGTAGAATACCAACAATTTTTGTTTACTGATGCTATTCAGATACCCAATGCTATTATCATTCTGGATGAATTCAACAGAGCGCAGAATCCTAAAGCTCTTAATGACCTGTACTCTGTACTCGGTGAGTCCAGAGGTGTCTGGCTGGATGAAGTTCATCAGTATATCAAGGTAGCACCTGGAGTAATTTTCTTTGCTACCCTGAATGAAGGAGCAGAGTTCTCTGGCACAGACGTAGTGGATGCAGCTCTAGCAGATAGATTTCCATACATCATAGAGATGGACACTCTGCCAGAGGACATAGAAACCAAACTTCTCACAGCCAGAACAGGATTGGATGAAGAACAGTCTGAGAGATTAGTAAACATCTATGCTTCTATCAGGAGAACAGACATTAAACTGTCCACTCGAAGAGGTTTAGCCATCGCAGAACTAATCAAACATGGATTAGACCTGCGCCAAGCATTCATCCTGACACTAAACATCAACAAGGATGAGCTTGAGAGAGTTCTGGTCTCTGTACATCTAGGCACAGAGGAGGAGACACACAGGGAGGAGATGGAATGGACAACACTATAGAAGAAACTGTAGAACAGGTAAGGAAGAAGGTAGAGAGACAGATGCTCGCTCTGCCTTCTCCTCCTCTGTCTGAAGAGTGGCGTGTTAACCGCAGCACTATCAAAGAGCTGGAGTATGCCGAAATCCTGCGCAGTTTAAATCGGCTGGTGAAGTATCATACAGACAAAATAGAAGTCATTAGATACATGCCAGAAGAGAGAGAGGGACCAGCTTATCATCTACCAAAGTCAATCTTTATCAATCCTAAGCCTATTAAAATGCTTAATGAATATCCATTACCAGACGCAGTCTTTGATGTGCTGTGTGGTCTAACACTACATGAGACAGGACACGAACTGATAGACACATCTGAAGTTAAAAAGTGCTGTCCTCCTGACATATTTCGTTCTGTCGTTGACATGGGTGAAGAACTACTGGTAGATAATTACTTCCCTAAGGAAAG